AATAATGTCGCTTGGCAAGTCGCAAATGTTGCTTGGCAAGTCGCAAATGTTGCTTGGCAAGTCGCAAATGTTGCTTGGCAAGTCGCAAATGTTGCTTACATTCATCATTTTTAAAAATTTAATTGTTTAATGTAAAACAACGCATATAACTATTCAATTTTTTATTATTAAAATTATGGCTTACTATTTGCGGTAACGACGGCGATGCGTTTTTTTGTAATGATGACGACGTGTCTTTTTGTGACGACGATATGTGTTATTATATTTTGCTTTAACTCCTTTGGCGTTTCCTAAATTGGCGAACCCTATATGAATGCTGTCAAGCTGTTGCTGTTGTTTTTGTTTTTCTATTTCTATTGCTACTTGTTCTTCTATTTTGTTATTCAGTATTATTAGAATTTCTTTTTTTAATTGTTCCACTTCGGTAGGCCACAAGGTTATGCTTTGTGCCTTAAAATGTGGTTTATTATTACTATCTAACCAATGGGTTACTAATTCCTCTAAATATGGAGCGTGTTTTGTTCTATCATTACCGTATTTGCGTAATACTGTATTTGCAATACTAAGTGCTTCTTTCTCTACAATAGTTTTATATTCCTTGTATATGTACTTTACTATTGAATCGTAGTCCTTGTGAAAGGAACGTTGTGTTTTAATTTTAATAACTAATTTATCATAAATTAGATCAAAAGGGCCATATTTATGATGAGATTTAGAAGGTGATCGTGATCGCGATCGTTCTCTCATACTAACATCTCTATCTTCTCTATGTTCTCTATATTCTCTATCTTCGCTATCTTCGCTATCTTCGCTATCTTCGCTATCTTCGCCACTTTTACCTTTTCTACCCTCTCTATATCTTCTGTGGGGCATTTAATATAATATAATATAATATAATATATTTTCTCTCATAGCATTAATAATTTTATATTATTTTTAGAAATAATAATAATATAAAAAAAAAACAAAAACACATCAAAATTTAACCTCTTCATTTATTCAAGATAGAACGACTAACCAAGCATTTTAATTTGAAACTTGGTTAGTGGTTGTACGGTGCCTGTTCCATAATAAGATGTTGAAGATGGGTATGGTGCACTATTAAAAATCACATGTACATTTTGTTGACGTCTGTCATAAGAAGTCCAATAGCGATGTGATGCATTCTTATTGTTTCCCACCAAAACATATTTCTTGAAGCACTCGCAACAATAATGAGACATAAAACTATATTCCTTTCCTGTAACCCACATTGTTGTTTCATTCAGCGCTGGTTGCCGCTCAGTGTGTTTGTATGTTTTTGAGCAAGCCTCCCATATGTGTACAACTGCCATTTCTGTTTCCTTGATACAGTTAGGATTTATACAGTATTGGCGCTTTGTATGAACGAACTTCTCAAAAAACTCACGCAACCTCTCTCTAGCAACCGAAAATGAAACACGGTTGCTTGAATTAATGCTAGACATAGTTGTTGTTTAAAACTATAAATAATTAGTAAATAATTTAAAAAAAAATCAATTTTTTTACAACACACACAACGCACTTAACATCAATCACTACTAAGCATGCAAAGTTGTTGCTCACTCAACTTTTCATCGCGTTTTGTAATACTATTGTACCATGTAGAATGCACAGGCTCATAATGAAAGTACACATCAACTGCTTGAACTCCAGGACAATATTGCTCATAGTGCTGCGAAGCATGCTTGTTGTCTCCCACCAAAACATGTTTCTTGAAGCACTCGCAACAATAATGAGACCTAATCCATTGCTTCTTTCCATTCATCCAGATGAGTGAAATGTTCAATGCTGCCTGCCGTTCCGTGTGTTCGTATGTTAGTGAGTTAGCCTTCCATATATATAGCACAGCACCTTCAGTGTCCTTGACACACTCAGGATTGATACAATATTTTCTCTTCGTAGGAACAAACTTCTCAAAAAACTCCTGCAACCGCGCTTGTGCGACTGAAAATGAAACGTGGTTGCTTGACATAGTGATTGTGCTGAGTGAGTGTTGCTTTTGCTGTTTTGTCCAGACTATAAACAAATATAGAAAAATAAGCAATCAATTTTAATAAAGTATAACAACAATATAAAAATAAGTATAAAAAAAGTATTCAAACTTTTAACCAATACCCTTCAACTGGTCCTCGCATCGTTGTGTTTAGTTGTATGCCAGCATGTATTCTTGAAATTCAGTTAGCACCTGCGTTTCCTCTGTATCACAATTGTACCATGTAGAAGACCGACGTTCATTATTAAAGGAGACGTCTACTTGTTGAACTCCGTCACAATAATTCCCATAGTGCTGCGAAACATTCTTGTTTTTACCCACCAAAACATGTTTCTTGAAGCATTCGCAACAATAATGAGACTGAACCCAATGCGGCTTTCCATTCACCCGCATGGTTGTAATGTTCAACGCCGCCTGCCGTTCGGTGTGTTCATACGCCAAAGCATTAACCTCCCAGATATGCATCACCGCATTTTCAGTCTCCTTCACGCACTCTGTATTGATACAGTATGTGCGCTTGGATGGAACAAATTTCTCAAAAAACTCTTGCATCTGCTGTTTGGCAACCGAAAATGAAACGTGGTTGCTCGACATAGTGATTGTGCTGAGCGCTGCTTTTGCTTTTTGATTGCTTTTGCTGTTTTGTCCAGACTATAAACAAATATAAAAAAATAAGCAATCAATTTTAATAAAGTGTAACAAAAACTCTTAGATAAATATATACATATATCTTGTATAAGATATATTTACTTCATCTATATAGTCATAGTTGTGTTTAACATTTTTCAAGTCTCTTACTAAAACAAATTTTTTTAAGCATTCACCACAATAATGTGTACTAAGACAATACTTTTTTTCATTAATTAAAAGTATTGTTTTGTTTAAGGCAAATTGCTTAATATGAACATAACTATCATAACCATGGCGATAATGTGTTTTAAATACTTCTTTAGTATCATGACAACAATTAATATTAATACAAAATGTTCTTGGGGAAAATTGACTAAGTCTATATGACAACATAAGTTTGGCAATTGATAACTTTGAAACGCTATTATAGTTACTTAAACATGTTCTCTTAAGTAACGCAAGATAATAATAATGTTTTACATGACTTATAATAGTTTCAATAACATCAGTATTTAAGTCACAAAAAGTGATGCCCATAATATAATACGCTGTTCGTATAAATAGTTAGACTATTATATTAAAAAATGTTTTCTAAAATAAGAAGTCAATTTTTTTATGGGTGATTTATGTTATTTTATTTATAAAAATGTTACATTAACTTGGTCTGGAATGCGATAGTTATGTGATACTTTTTCATTATTGCCAACCAAAACATATTTTTTAAAACACTCACAACAATAATGAGAATTAATTTTATATGTTTTATTATTTATTAATACTTTGGCTACATTTAAGGCTACTTGCCATGTATGTATATAGCGCCTATAATAATTATTATGAACATTTATGAATATATCTTCTGTATCATCATAACAACATATATTAATACACAACCATCTCTTAGTAAATACATTTAACTTACTAGACAACACGTGCTTACTAATAAGAAATTTACTAATTGATTTACATAATAGTGACGACGACAACTTTAAACTTATAAGATCTTGATAATTAGTCAAAGTATTAATAATAATTTCTATAATATCACTTGGCAAATGGCAAATCATTTTTCAAGATACAAAGCATAAAATATAAGATATAAGATATTAATATTTATAAAAACGTAATCAATTTTATTTGAAGACTATTGATTTTGTTGATTTAAATAATTAACTGCTTTAAGAATTATTTCTTCTTCACTATTTAATTTTTGAAATATTATATTTTCATTTAAATATAATGTTATATAATTATGAGCATATCCTTTTAGTACTAACGCTAATCCTTTGTCGTGTATTTTAATATCGCACAATAGTGCTCCGTTGGTTATTTTAATAGCATCTATTTTATTTAAATTTATCCATCTTATAGTCCTTCCATATTTTAAATCTTTTATATTATCTACATACATATACCCATTTAATTTTTTATGATAACTTTTTAAATCTTCTCGCTTTAATCCGAGTTCTTGTAAAATTTGATTTTTCTTGCGCTTTATTTCCTGAATATTCGTATTTATAATATTTAAATTATCATCGTTTTCAAGTGCTTGTTGTAGGAGTTCAATATCCATGGTCTTCTTAAATAAAACATATATTATATGCTTTAAGATATTTATATTTATAATTTTATAATTTTATAATTATAATTTTATAATTATATATAAAACAATGAACACTACATTCAAAGACATAGCATTAAAAAATAATAATTTATATTATTATCATTATAAAGTATTTAATCGTGAATTAAGCATTGCTTTAGTCCCTATTGTTTTTATATTAATACTTTATTACAATAATTATATTAAATATGTAAGTTTAATTTTCTTATTAATTGGAATAATTGGAACTATTGATTCTTTTTATAAAAGCATAAAAGAAAAGTTATTAGGTATTTTTATTTGGGGAGTACTAATGCATAGTATTGGTTTTTATCCTTTACTAAATACAACAAAATATTTTGAATACAATAATATTATATATATATTTGGACTAATAGCATTAGCTATAGTATATTTTTTACCATATTGGCCTTATGCTGTATCAAGGAAGTTTGTAGCGCTAGTTATATTAGGATTATATGGAAGTTATGCGTTATATCATAATATCAAAATTATGAGGTTTTAATAATAAAAATTGATATGTTATATAAATTATTAAAAAATATTAACTTATATTTTCAATGAACAAAACAATTAACTTTGAAAAATATATTAGTCAAATTATAACTATTCAAAAATATGCGCGCGCGTGTTTGAAAAGAAAATGTATTTTAATTCCACAATCGTATTATCAAACAAAAGCGTGGCGCAAAACTAGAGCATGGTATAAAGGCGGAAAATCAAATGAATGTGAAAAATATCAAATTGCGTTAATTGAAAAAATTACAGGAACTATTTTAAAGAAGACACACACTAGAATTAATATGGAAACTTATGAAATTACTAGTACTAGTCGTCCAATGAAAAATGACGATGGTTATGAATATACAGAAAATTTTGATGGATTATTAATTAAAGGTACATATAAATATTATTATAATCTTAAATTTGTATGCGACGCGGGTGGAGCACAAACAAGGACTTTGAGAGAAGTATATCATTTTATTAAATGTCAAATGGAGTATTTAATAAAATTCTGTGCTAATACTATTAATACTAATACTAATATTAATACATACTTCATAAATATTTTAGATGGAGACGAATGTTTTCATAATATGGATAAATTTCTGTATTTATTAAATAAAGAACAATACAAGCATATTCGAAAATATGTATTTATTGGTAGTTTATATGATTTCCAAAAAAAAGCATCATTAATTATATAAATAGTTTGTTTATTCTATAGTATCAAAATTATCTAATATATATTCAGTAATAGCATATACCAAGTCAAATGATATTCGTTTTCTCGCAATATCTTTACTCTCTCTATAATTGGTTAAAAACAATGAATTATATTTTTTTCTATGTTCCTCTAAATAGTTATTGAATTTTATTACTAATTGTTGTTGCTTAATTATATCTATTTTTGGTTCAATTATTAAACTAGCATATGTTCTTGCTGTTTGGTTTGGTGTTCTATCTATATATATATCTTTGGTTTCAACAAATGACAATCCAATTTGTGATTTAATATTATCATCAATACATTTTACTAAAATATTAGTATTACATTTATCAATATTTTTGTTTGTTAAACGTGTAATTTTATAATTATTTTTTAATTTTAAATTGTATATAGCACCACCAATCATAAAATTATTTGTGCTGTTTAATTCTGTTTGTATAATAGTTTTTGAGGGATATACAGTAATATTTAATATATTAGTATTTTCATTAGTATTTTCTTTTAATTTCAGTTTCAATTCAAATTGAAAAGAGCAAATAGTGTAAGTTGTATCATCAAAAACTTGTTCTTCAAAAATATTTAATAATAGCACATTATATTTTTCTAAAAATGCTTGTCTTAAGTTAATATCGGAATTACGTATTGATGACCAGAAATTTAATGGAATTATAAATATTCCACCTAAGCAAACATTTGTCAAAATTTCTTTAATTACGCATTTATATAAATCATTTACGTCATATTTATCAAACAATAATTTATTTGTACATTTATTTCTGGCTAAATATGGTGGGTTTGTTATTAAATATTTATTATTGTAATTGGGTGGGTTTTTAATAGTATCTTGTTTAATTATGAAACTTTTAGTAGGTTCTATATCATAACATTCAATATTATAGGTAACATTATTTGAGGTTTGTTCTTTTTCTATAAAACTAATTAGATCACCATTTCCCGCAAATGGTTCTATGATGTTAATAATATAATCAGGAATTTTCATATTTTGTAAAATATATTCGTGATGGGTTGTGTAAAATTGACCCAATATTTGTTTGCTTGTATTTTTTTGTTTACTACTAACTAATAATGTAGTGTCTTCTTGTATGTTCATATTGTATGTATTGTATTAAATATATTGAATATATATTTAAGCTATATTTAATTCAATTTTACCATTTATAAAAATAATATATAATCCATATAAAAATAATTTATAGCAATATATAATAAAAATATGTTTTTGGAATTTAAACATTTGAGAGATTCAAATATGGATTATTTTGAACATATGCTTGTGTCTTTAAATTATTCTTTTATATTATTTATTTCTTGTATTAAATCACTAATCCATTCATTTATTCCTGATTTATTTGTCACATCAACAAGCGAATGTATATTAGAAATTAATAATAAATTAATAAGGCACAATAAAAAAGATTATGAAGAAAAATTGAGTAGTTTATATTATTGAGTTAAGAAAATAATAGAAATACTAATATGAATATAGATGAAGAGTTAATTTTTACAATGAAAAAAACTATTAACTCTATTGTTATGAATAGTGATAACATCACAAAATATTTAGATTTATATAATTATCCTAGCGATTGTTATGAGACTATGGATGAATATATTTTAGATAAATATAATTATGAATTATTTGGGAAAAATGTGTTTTGGAAAGAGTTTGAAACTATTGGACTTAAAGAAATTCATAATTTTATACCCAGCATTATAAATATATCACATTGTTATAGTAATTATTATGAAGTTATTAGTTGGATTCAAAATGGTGAATATTATAAATTAATAAGTTTGTATGCTTTAAGCACGTCATATAATATTATAAAAACCAATATTGTCACTATTAAAATGACTTGGTTTAATAACGATGCTACAAGTCTTTCTGATCCTATGTAAATAATATGCTTTATTTATATATTTTGAAGATGAGACTATCACAGCAAGTATTTTAATATTTTAATATTTTGATATATTAATATACTATAATATATTAAAAATGGAATTTAGAGATAAACCATATATAACGGCAAAATTACCAGCAATAGAAACAAATTATAAATTAGTAAGAGCACTAACTATGACTGTTGATGAAGAAAAAAATATACCAATAGTAGATATTGAAAAATTTATTGGTGAAATTTTTACAGGATTTAAAGTAATTAGACAAGGGCATGTGAGAGAGTGGCCTGGCATGGCATCGGCTCTAGTAGTAGAGGGAACAAGAACAATTATGGCAAGCCAAATGTATGACCCATCATTTAATCCAAACGACTATACAGGAGTTACAACATATAGTGAGTATTATTCTAGAAGAAAAAAAATAGGCGGGAGCAGAATTACTTGGTTAGGTGCGCCTGCTATAGTTTACACTTACAAAAATAGAGCAAGATTGTCGCAATTTTTAAGCGGTTCTCTAGTTCTTAATTTAATGTTTTGGATTACAAGTTTTAGTAGTGCTAAATGTTTTGACGATTATGGTGAAGAAGTAGAGATGCAGCTTCCTGGATATTTGCGAACCGAACTTTTACAAAAAATTGGAACATATAAAGAACAAGAAATTAGAGATACAACTAATCCTGAAACAAAATCTGAAACAAAATCTGAAACAAAATCTGAAACAAAATACATATTTGCTTTTGATATTGATGATACATTGTGCGAACAAGCTAAAGAAGAAGGAGAAGAAGGAGAAAAAAAAACTAAGAAAAAAAAAGATTTATCCGTAAAGCAAACACCCCCGAACTTTATAAGGAATATTATTGATAGAATGAAACAAATTATACAAAGTGAAAATTATGTTTGGATTATAACGGCAAACAACTATCCAAAATATCAATTTTTTGATATATATTTTGCTGATTCTCAAGATAGAAAGTTCTTTAGTAAATCAGAATATTTTTTTTATATGAATAATACTAATATTTCACTAATATATGAAGACGCCAAACAATTTTTCCCCGACGATGAACGTCTTGATAAAACACGTATTATAGATACGGTTCATAAAGAAGGATTAAAACCTTATGCATTATATGCGCAAAGTTTAATTGAAAAATATAACTATAATACAAGACATCCGGATAGAAAAATAGGTAGTTTTCATATATATTTATTTGACGATAATGATGCTGAAACACTCATAGGTAACTGTGAAAAATTTCATGTAGAATTTAAACATGTTACAGATTTTACTGAAAAAAAACCTATTTTAGTAAATTATTTAGATGACATTTTACGTGAAGAGAAACTTATTTCACCAGAACAAACACCAGAACCAATACCAGAACCAATACCAGAACCAATACAAGAACCAATAAAAGAACAAATACCAAAACAAACACCAAGAGATGAAATACAGACAAAAGCAGTAGATTTATATTGTAATAGACACGAAAGATTACAACAATTTTGTAAGAAACCAGAATTTCAAAAGAGCAATACATACAAAAATTATTATGAAAATCCAGATCAAATTCAAGATCAGGGAGAGTTTTTAACAAGTTTAGATGAGTCTATTGCACGAATTAAGGAAGAAGATGCTAATTTAAAAAGATTTAATACACAGCATGACACAGATTATTATCAAAGATATAATGAAATGTACTCTTATGTTTATCCTTGGGATATAGAAGGTATAGAAGTTGGTGCTGTTGATATAAAGACATTACAAGCACTAGAACTTAGAATAAAATACGAGCGAAAAAAAGTTAAAACTGAATTAAAAGCAATAATTGCCGATGCCAACTTGAAAGATAGCTTTAAAAGAATAAATATGATTATATATATTATTATAAATAATCCAGATTACGCAAATATAATTTATGATTATATAAATAATAAACCAGGTCTAAGAATAACATACACTTTATTTTTATTAACTAAACTAATATTATTGTCAAAATGTAATATAGATGATATATTTACAAATAAAAAATTCGAGTTCTCTCTAAGTGCTGATGAAGAACCCATTAAAAAATTAGTTGAGGAAATTATAAAAATTATGGAAGAACCATTAGAATTTTATGAATATACTTTTGATGAAAAAGGAGGTTTTGAAATGAAAAGTATTCCAATTATAAAGGGCAAAAAAGAAACTAGAGAACAAGATATGAGAAGTAAAGATCTTATGTTATTTCGAGAAGATGATAAGGAAGTTAGAGCAAAATTCGGAGGTATTTTGTGCGCAAAAGAATCTGAACTTCAATTAAGCAATCAAACAACCTTAACACCGCCTTCTGTGAGTAAAGTTTTGGCAGGTGGCAAACAAACAAGATATAGAAGAAATAAATCTAGAAGAAATAAATCTAGAAGAAATAAATCTAGAAGAAATAAATCTAGAAGAAATAAATCTAGAAGAAAACATAAAAAAAATTGATTTCTTTTAAAAAAGTTTAAAGTTTAAAGTTTAAAGTTTAAAAGTTTAAAGTTTAAAAGTTTAAATGGCAACTTCAGCACTTATTATGATGAGTCTTCTTAACAATAGCACAATGTCAAATATGTTTGACATAACAGCACAAGAAAAAAACAAACTTCAACAAATTAAGAAGCAACAATGCGAAAACAGGCGCTATCAAATGAAAGAAAATAGAGCATCAATGTATAATAATATTCAAAAAACATATAATCCAAAATCAAATTCAAGACATTATAGTTATTTTAATTATAATATTGTAAAGGAATATAAGCGTTAAAAAAGTTAATAGTGTAATTTAATTAAAAATTTTTTTTTGTAAGCAATATTAATTATATAAATTTATAAATAATATAATAAATTTATATAGTATTTATAATATAAAATGACAACAACTAATGATTTGTATAATGTGACTTTACATAATTTTGAGAATCATAATAGTATAAATAATTCAATAGCAAATAGAAATTTTCCATCAAATAATTTAGGAATGAATTTTTCATTTAGACCAGTAAATACAAAATACACTTTAATGCCTACTTATAATCATGCGACTCAATCAACAGTTCCTATAAATAATAACGCATTATATGATGTAAGCAATACATTTTTCCCAGGAACGCGAAAACCGCATTTTTACGGATTTGCTACAAATGTGGATAAAGAATCTACTTTAAGAAACCAATTTTTTGCTTTACAAAAAGCAGACCAAGTTGCATATCTTCCAAATACTTCTAGCAATTTATATGAAAATAATATTAATTTTTTAACACACAATGCTAATTTAGATGAACACTTATTATTTAAAGAAGAAAGTTTTAATGATTTTAATCCAAATATATCAAATTCAATTGGAAATGAAATATTTTATAACTCAACACGAGTTCAATTAAAAGATTTAAAATAAAGTTTATTATAATACTAAGTAACGATGGAACAAAATAAAAAAAATAATAAAAATAAAAAATCCAAACAATGTAATGTAGTTGCTATAGATTTAGAGGTTAAAGAAGTTAAAGAGGTTAAAGAGGTTAAAGAGGTTAAAGAGGTTAAATCCATTGAATCATTTATAAACAATATAGACTTGTTGTATTTAACAAACCAATTTCAACATGCAAAAACAAATAAATTAGAAAATTTATTGAACAATAATAGTTTATTAAAAGAAATATTTGATAATTTAGAAGACAATATTAAAATATATAAGGAGCAAATTCTAAAATATAATACTTCAACTTTAGAAAAACTATTGACTACTAATAGTACTACTACTAGTACTAGTAGTAATAATACTAGTAATAGTAATATTAATGAAAAATATAAAATGTATTATTTATTATATGTATTAAACTTAATATTACATTTAAAAGAAAAAAAAATGAATAACATAATAAAAGAAGAATTAAAAGAGTATTCAAACAACAGTTTAAATAATCAAAATGTTGGTGATTTTAATATAACAACTGAAACAATTAATTGTATGTGTCCAACTGATACTTCAAAAAAAATACAAAATTTAGAGTTATTTGTTGTAAGAAAATCAAATAAATATAATAAGAAAATACTTCCACAAAAAAGGGAATAATTTTTTTATAATTATATATTAATTAGTAACTTTATAATTAATATGATTAATGTTAAAAATAATATATATAAAAAATTTACAAAAACATTAAGAAACTCATCGAAGAAAATGCGTTTGTATAAACGGAAACCTAAAAAAAGTCGCAAATTCAATAAACTTAAATGTTCGCCATATCAAAATAAGAATATAGATCCAGAATTAAAAGATTACACTTGCTACTCCAGAAGCAACCTACAAGTATTTAAAGATGTATGGAATGCTAATAATAGTGACAAAATAGAAACAAATAATAGCAAAGAAATATGGGAATTTTTTAAGAACAAATTAGATAAGCAATGTTATGATGAATTATGCTGGTTAAAAAATACTCCATTAAATAAAGTACATAACAGTGATTTGTTAATAAAAGAAATATTCAAACCTTTTTCTCCTGAAACGTGGTCTAGCAAACCAAATACTTGGTTATCTAGTGTTGATATAATAAAAATAATGAAACAATATGAAAAATCCAATAAAAATTTCAAGTTTATTGGACCATCACCTATAGATTTTGATTCCAAAGAATTATTTTCAACTTGTGTATGGGAGCAATTATGTAATTTTAATTTAGAGGAATATATAAAAAATAAAATTAGTAAAATAGGTGTAATATTTAATACTGACCCGCATAATAAACCAGGGAAACATTGGATTTCACTATTTTTAGACTTAGATAAAAAATTTATTTTTTACTTTGATAGTAATGGATCTAAAACACCAAAACAAATTAATGTTTTAATTGACAGAATAGTAAATCAAGCACATAATTTAAATATTAAATTAGTAGTCGATAATAATGAAGGTTTTACACATCAATTTAGTGATGGACAATGCGGTATGTATTCGTTATATTTTATAATAGAATTATTACAAGAAAATAAAACATATAATTATTTTAAAACAACACATATTAAAGATGAAACAATGAGAGAATATAGGAAAAAATATTACAATGAAGCACATATAAAAATGAATCCAGTATTTAATTATTAATTTTTGATTTGCTCTTGTTCTTCGTGCTCGGCAATTAAATATGGACTAACACTAGAAATTTTATTTGTTTTTGTCTTAGTCAAATCTAATTTAGTTAATATATATTCGCCACAAGGACCACAATTGTCTTCATTTGCTAAATCTATTTTCTTGTTTAATTTAATAGCACAACGTTCCTGACTCCATCGCCCAAGAGGCCCCACTTCATTTAAAAATAACATATTAAATAGCGTCTTGCTGTATAAAAACTTGGTTGCTTTTGTAAAACGCATTATTGCTATTATTATACTTACTATGAGTTAGTATAATAATAAATCAATTTTTTCAACATAATAAAAGGTATAAATAAAATTGAAATAGTTTTTTTAAATTAGTATAAGCAACTATAGCAAAACAAAGCATAATTAAACTATGAAATATATCCTCGCATTTTTGTTTAGGCTAATTATTACATCCCATGCGATGTCTTTAGGTAAGGTTTATCCTACACGTCTTCAAGGCAATACCTCTTCAAGTCGTTGTGTTGTAAAAACTATTTCAGAATTGCCCGACTTTGCCAATCTCATTTCAGACGTTGATAATAGTCGTCATTATTTAGAACTTCGTGAGGGCATCAACGAAGCAAAGGCAAAGCACTTCACATTTCGGACTATGTGTGGAACTACGTATGTAAGCGTTTTTGGCATTAAGTAAATAAATAAAAATAAAAATTCTTTTAATGCGTACGCCTACGTTTTGTGGTTCTTATGCCGTGCGTACGCATATTTTTTAAACCAATACTTCTGGTTCTTCGTGTTTTAGTCTTAAATCTTTTACCATAGTGTTTGCCGTGAGCAATGAATGCATCAACATTAAGCAATTCTTTTTTGTAGGGATTAAATTCAGGGGCTACAGTAATTTGACGCGGATTTATTGTGAAGCGCCCGCGTCTTGTGTTTAACATCTCCTTGGGTTTAGCAGGAAGTTGGCGCTGTTCTTCTTCGAGTTGTTGTGCGCTTTTTTTTCCAAATCTTGACATTTTGTTTTTATATTAAACAATATAAAAACAAAATTGAAAAATCAATAAATAGAAAAATTATTATGTTACTTAATTACATAATAATCCTTAAGTTCTTCTCTTAGTTTCTCTCGCGCGGCAATATCGTCGCTATATTTTTTTATTTGTAGATTATAATTATCAACATTAGTGTTTTGGGGGAAAGTTCGCACAAAATTTTCTAATAGTGGCATTGCGTGTTTTTTTTCAGCATCTATTTCGGATGCTAATACATTAATATTATGAGTAACTTCAACATTTTCACGCGAGAAATTAGTATCATCTGCTTCTGCTTGTGCAAAGTCCTGCTCGAGTTTTGTAATCATCTCGGGAGTAATTGGAGTAATTCTTTTTTTTAAAATGTTTAGACCGCTTTTGGGGGGGTTTTTTGCGTCATATAGTTGTACCCTTAGGGTTCGCATTAGTTGTAAATTATCGAGTTTTTTTTGAAACACTTCGCTATATTTAATAGTTTCTTGCGCGTGTTCATCCTCTTTCGTTTCTACATTTTGTATTGCAGCATCTACTTTTGATTTTAACTCTTCCTCAGGGTCACCTCCTCTTTGGTATTTAAATTTTCTCTGCGTTGTCCTTCTTTTACTTCTTAATACTCTTCTTTTGGTTCTTAAGATTCTTCTTTTTGTTTTCCGCATTATATATAAATATACTAAAGATATTATTTTTATTTTTTTAAAGATATATTTTTATTATAATATTTTATTATATATAAACTATGGATTTTTATACTCGCTTGTTTTGGATGTTTTTCTTAGTCTTTGTTATTTTATCTGGTTATTTACTTTGCTGTACCAAGAAAACTGATATATTTTATTTTCAAATAGCTTCTGGAATTGGAATGTTTGTTACAAGCAAAATTGGGAGAAGTTTTTTAGGAATAAGTAAAAAGTAGATTACTATTCAAAATTATAATATTATAATAATTTTATAATATTATAATATTATAATTTTATAGTATATATGAGGTTTGTTAAAAATAAAAATTTTAATATATTATTTATAGTAGTTGTGTTTATTCTTATGCTTTTAAATTTTAATACTTTTTATAGGTATATAAACGCATATATAAATGGCGAACCTCCGCCAAAGCGATTAATTCGAAGAACATTGGATAATTATTTTGAAAAATAAGTATCTACTTAAAAATACGCATATGATTGATTCCATAATTTATCTAATTTCCAAATAGGGGTGCGTTTATTTAGTGCCCATCGTGAAAAACGATTCACATAATGGCGACAATCATTAATACCTAGTATATATTTTTTTTGTAGAGTTTTTTCAAATTCAACAACTTCATCTAATGTTTTGCTAGTTTCACCCCAATATATAGTTTTATTAGCCAAAGTTTCTGGAATATAAAATCTATATAGTTTGTCAATAAATCGCAGTTCTTTATTTATAACGCCAGTACTAGAAACACCAATATTATTAATTGTTTTATATTCGCATTTTGTTGGGTCGCAAAAGGGTCTATAATCATATCTTATAATAGTATCTTCATTTTTAAAACTAATTCCAATATGATATAAATTTAATTCATTGTTAAATTTTTCTAAATGTAAATGAACCAGTGTTTTTGGATTATTTGTTGGCATTATATACGAAAATAATGTTTGAATAAGTAATAATAAAGCAAACATACTTAACTAATATATGATACTATAAAAAATAGATTTATTATATAAATATAAATATAAATATAACTATTTTTATATAGGGGATGCAAAATTGTTTAATATGCTTAGAAGAGTCTAATAATTTAAACGCAATAACTCATTGTGGAATATATTATGTTCATACTAAATGTTATAGTCAATGGTTAATAAAAAATAATACATGTATTGTATGTAGGAAATCTTTAACACACGAACCAACTAATTTACCCGAACAAACTAATAATGAAACTACATTAACATCCATAAAATTTGCTGTTGCTAATATAATAATTATTACATTTATAGTAACACTGACAATAATAACATTATATATTTTTGTAACTTGCGATTTAAAAAAAACATATTGTAAATTATTTTAATTATTAAAAGTTAAAATAATTATTAAAAGTTAAAATAATTATTAAAAGTTAAAATAATTATTAAAAGTTAAAAACTAAGTTAAAAATAATGTGTTTAAATACTATAAGATTGTATTATGTCAAATATATTATTAAGCGAGCAAAATAAAGAACTATTATGGAGCATATTGTTAAGTAATAAAGCATTTGTTTCTATTCCAGAGTCAAAGTTTTCAAACGTAAAAGCTATTTTTGAAAGTAATATAACTAAAATATTTGATGAAAATAAAGAAATCATTATTAGTAATTATAAAACTGGTGATTCTAAAAATATTGTTATGCAATTAAATAAAATCATTTTACAAAACATTATGTTAGATATTAATAATTTTAAGAAGTCATTATTAACACCAATTGATATAAAAGATATTTATAAGAATGAAAAATCAGAGGAATTTGAGAAAGAATTTTTACAGAAAAAGGTCTCTTTTAGTAATTTAATTAGTAAAAAAGTTCCTGAAGCAATTGATTTTAGTGATACAAAAGATAGTCCATTAGAAAATAATAGTATGAATGAACTACTTGAGAGAATACAAAGAGAGAGAAATAATGATGTGCCTATGCTAATGCCTAGCATTAATATTCCAAATACAAATACAAATACAAATACAAATACAAATACAAATACAAATACAAATAATTTAGAACTAGTAGATTTAAATAAATTTGATACTCCGGTACCTTTAATAAATGAGGAAAATACAAATATGTTAGAAAAAGAAACTAGTACTAATAAAACTAAAATATTAAATATGGAAGATTTAATAAATAGTTTTTCAAGTACAACAGAAAATACGAGAGAACTTAGTCGACAAAATAGTAATCTAAAGAAATTTGTAGCCAATGAAAATAATAGTGAATTTAATTTAAATGTAAATATTAAGTTAGATTTTTTAAATAAACAAATGGAAAAAGTTTTATACAATCAAAAATTAATAATGACCAAATTGAATTTATAAGTTATTCATTTTTTATTACAAACAATATTATTATATTATTTGTAATAACTAATTTGTTATAACTAATTTGTTATGACCTAATGTCTATATTTTTTGGAATCTATGTGTGCCATCATCTTGTTTTACTAATTTACCTAAAAGCAATAGTTCGTCTTTCAAATAACTATCATAATCAAATAATTCTTTTGTAACTTTATTGTAAGCATATTTATTGCCATTTATTACTAATTCATTTAATTTTAACACTTCTGTTTTCTTGTTTAGTTTCATGCCTTCGTCTTTATCTTGTGCGTCAATATTTGGTGTATATATATATTTATTTTCACTTGGATTACCTATTACAAAACATTTAACATCTTTTTCTTTACTAGACGACCGCGTATGAAGACTACAATCTATTGCGGACTCTTTTACGCATTGTAATAGTGAAGCATTTATTTCCTCTTTTATACTGGATATTTCATATAAATATTCATCACTTGTAATGACTTTTTTTTTATCTTTTTTAGAAATATCTTTTAATCGTAATTCTATTGATAAATCGCTCATTAATTGCGCTTCAGTAAATACCATTAAATATAAAAATACATTTACTGTTTGTAGTTCTTTGGGTAAATCGCTATGACTACAAATACGACGCGCACGACCAATAACTTGGTGAATTCTTACTGGATGCCAATATGGTTCTGTAATATGGACATAACGCACGTTTTTTAAACTAATGCCCTCAGCACCCGAAGAAGTAATCATTAAAACTTTAATAATTTGACCATAAAAATTATCTGGTGCTAAAGTTTGAATAGACTTTACTATTGATGAAGGAACTAATTTCCAATTACTATTTAAAACATTTTTAATAATTTCACGCTCTTCGGGAGTTTCTGAACCTGTATATGCCGCATACATTGGTTTTCCCATATTTTCTTCACCAACATTGAGCATATATTCACCCTTGTCATTTTTCTTCAATTTAAATTCTACAAAATTATTTTGCTTTAAAACCAGTTTAAAAATACCTATTCCTTCTAATGTTTTAAATTGTGAATATAATAAATGAATACCTCTATGGTCATCGTCAATAATATTTTCTAATATATGTAAAAATTTAGGACTATAAAGTTGTAATCCGGCTTTTGATAAATATTTTTGAGAATATTTTTCTAATTCTTTTAATGCTTCACTAATACGTTTGCTATAACTGCCATCATTTGTTTTTGGACTGGTTAAGTCTTTTTCTAACTCTTTTATATCGTCGGCATCATATTTACCATCTACATTTTCCAATTTTTCCGCAATAGTTAAGTCGTCTAATACTTCTTCTGAAATGTTTTTGCTAATAGTGTCGCCATCGTCCTCAGTACCAATATTTTCCAAAGTGGCTTCTATTGTTGCTTCTGCGTTGGGCATTGGGCGCTTTATGTCTGGTTTAGGAAATACAAAATTACAAAATGCGCGAGAAAATATGCGATATGTTGATGCGTTGTCGTTATATAGTTCATCTCCTTGGGCACCTGTTTTGGTTTTTTTAGATTTTTTCTTTTTATTTGCTTCTTCTAATTTGCGTTCTTGAATACGCGCTTCTTCATACACACCAAATTGGAAATCACTCATAGGGACTTTAATTATTTTAAAATCATTCGGGTCTCGATGATCGTAGCTGGGCATTAATTGTTCTTGAGCACTTCTAAAATAAGAGGTTAGCCCAATTATGCGCATTTTAAACATTGATGGATTATTTATTGTATTATTTGGATTTATAAAGAGTGTTTTGAACTCATCAAAATTATCTGGAAGTGCTTTATAACTATTAATATTTATTTTTTTATTGGCTATTTTGAGAGATTGTGATTCAAACGCATACAATATTTTTTCTATAAATTCTTCGCTTGTTATTACATCGCTTGTGTAAACCAATTTATTTTTATTTGTTGCGGCCTTAATATATCCAAATGGATTTTGAGTAATAGTAACTTCATAACTTACTGAATTATATTCAATAGAATCAATAAAGTTTAAAATATTGGCTTTATAAAATAGTTCTTCTAATTTTTCCTTAGTCATAGTTGCCTTGTCTACTATTAACTTGAAATTGTAGCTTCGTAGCGAACCGCGTAATATATTAAATAAGATGGCTATTTCGTTTGGATAATTAATAATGGGTGTTCCTGTTAATAATATAATTTTACAATTTTCAGCATCCATCAAATAATTATATAATTTCATTGATAATGATGTTTTGCGAGTTAATTTATTAACAATTCTACTAATAAAATTGTGTGCTTCATCAATAATTATTACTTTATTGGAAAATGGATTAATTGTTCCTCCGTTTGTCATACCATTTAAGTGAGAACTGCGAAGACCATTATAACTTATAAATTGATACTTATAATTAATCATTTTATCTAATTGCGCATTAATTTTTTTTTGGTCTTCAAAATCGAGAGAATCGTAGTTTGGTTCTTTTTTTACATTGATGAACCAAGCACCCCCATTACTATTAATATATTCTTGTGGTAATTTCAATAGTGCGCTTAAGTATTCTACATATTGAGGATGTGTTTTTGTATTAATGAATTCCCAGTATTGATTCTTTTTATATAAATAGTCTCCGCATTTTTTGAGTTCTTCTACATAGTTATCTCTCAAAGATGCCGGTGTCATAATAAGAATTTTCTTATCATTTTTAATGCCTTCGGCAATCGCAATAGATGAGCAAGTTTTACCTGAACCTAAACCATGATATAATAATAAACCTCTATAAGGTGTATAAATATTTATGTAATCTCTCACAATTTTTTGATGAATCAAGAGAGAAAAATTATTGCTTTCACTTGCGGAACAACTAATCGATGTTTTGCCTAGTTCCATTTCTTTTTCTTCTTTTAATAATTCTTGCTTATAAGGTTCAAAAAGTGAATTAATAAAACTAATGAAAATCTCTCTATTATACAAATAATAATTAGGTGCTTTTATTAAAACATTGGGTTCTAACTTAGGAATTCTATTTAAATATAGGGTTCTACCAATACGAAGATCTTTTGGAATTTCTAGGGTTTCGTCTATTGTTTCGCCTTTTATTTTTTTGGATTTAGATTTTGTTGGATCTGCTAAGTCTGGATTAGTTGGACCGGGTTTGGGTTTAGGTGTTAATCGTTCTTTTGAAGGAAGCTCAACATTTGCTTTTTTCATGGTTTCCGCAGATGGTTCTTTTATAACGATTTGTTCTTGTGTTTTTACTATTTGGGTTAATGTGTTTTCTGGTTTTACAGATTTAGGTTCTTGTAAAATAGTATCTGTACTAGAAGGTTTGACAAAAGTTGCCTTTTTCATTTTTTCATAATCTTTTTGCACAACTCCTAAATTTTCTTGGACTTCATCAAAAAATTGCTGTCTATTTATTAGTTGTTCGCTAGTTTTATCAATAACATTAGGAGCAACACCCTCAGTTGGTATTTGTAGTAACACTTGAAATTGTTTTGGTTTTTTTGGTATGGGTTTTATTTTTAATTGATCGAGAGTTTCATTTATCATTATTATATATAATTAAATAATATATAATAATAAGTATTTTTAATATTTTACTTAATGTTAAATGTATTTTATTATTTTATTAAAAATAACTTTGTAACTATTTAAATAAAGTATTATATAATTATAGTATAAATGAATAAGTTAATAGATAAATTATTTCCTATTATGCCGGCAAAAAAAGAATTTACAGAACAAAATAAATTATATGAATTAAATAAAAAAGCAAACAAAATTTTCAGAAAGAAATTAAACTTACTATTACAACTACAAAAAGCAGCTTCATGTAAAACGGGAATGAAAGTGCCTGAAAATCCTATGAAAACATTTTATAAATTGTTTTATGAAGATACTAATTATATTGGATTAGGTTTATATAACGTTGATTCCAACGAACACCCAATACTTGTAAATAGTAATGACCCGCGTGTAAAATGATTATTTAAAAGGAAAAAACATTTTTGTTAAAGTAGTTTCAACACAGAAAATTCTATGAATAAATATTGAAGCCACTAACAATATAAAAAATATTAAAAATACATTACTTTTAAAATACAAATTTATAATATAAGCAGCCAAAAATGTTAATACTGTATCAACTACAGCAATATTAAAAAATCTTAATGAATGCGCCCCTTGACCCACTTTTCCAAATCTCTATATTTACATAAACTCATATATTAATGTATTAACAATATAATATAAATATAATATATTTTATATAACGTGTCCTTTTATTTTTCAATTAATTTAATTGCTTGGTCGCACGCAATTTGCTCGGCCTTTTTCTTAATTTTATGCTCTGCTTTTGTTAAAAACACTAATAATTTGTCTTGTTTTTCCAGTAATTCATGAATTGCTTTAAACGAACCCAATTTATCAAAATTTAGTGCATTACTAATTCTAGCATTATGAATGTTTTGCCCAAAGCAAATATAAAGACCCATAACATATAATTTATCATTATCTTCAATGTCGTCCAGTTTAGGAGTTTTTAATTCTACATAATCTGGAGTAATTTTGAATTCTTTTTGAATAATTACTTGTAGTTTATTTTTGTAGTTATCATCATTATTGATTAAATTAGTCCAATCTACATGCTTTTCAAATACATTTTCTACAAAAATTTGCGCCATTTGTAGTCCAGGACCGCAATTAAATACGTTTTCAAACCATCCATATTCATCTTTAATAGAAATACGGTTGAAATCTAGGAAAATAGCACCAATAAATGCTTCAAATAAGCACCCCAATTTTTTCAAATTATTGCGAATATTTTTCTCTTCTGCGTGCCGAGAAATAATAAAATATTTATTTAAACCCATTTCAAGTGCTAATTTTCCAATATGCTCATTTTTCACTAATGCGATTTTTTTCTCGGTCATAAATCCTTCATCGGCTTTAGGAAAACGTTTATATAAATAATATTTTGTAATAAGTTCTAAAACTCCATCACCAAGAAATTCTAGACGCTCATTAGATTTTGTTTTAAGTGGCAAACAATTTTCTGGTTTGCTAGCAATAATAATATTGGCATTATAATTTTCTAATTTAGGGCGTTTAGTATAAGATTTATGAATAAATGCTCGCTTATATAATTCAATATTAAATGGTTTAGTAAAAATTCCGTAGTTTGATAATAAGTCTTGAATGTTAGCACTAGTAATTTCAATATTAGCGCTATTAAATGGATTAAATAGTACTTCTTCATTGTCTAATTTTAAATTGCTAACAGTTGTTAATTCGTTGTCAGAATTAGATTCACTGTCGCTATTAACATCTTTTAAACAATTGTTATTATTTAAACTAACATTACCAGAAAACATATTTTAATAAATATTATATTTATAAATAATATATTTAAGACAATTTTTTATTTTAATTCTTTATTTTAATTCTTTATTTTAATTCTTTATTTTAATTCTTTATTTTAATTCTTTTGGTAAAATAAAAATAAAATAAAAAATAAAATAATAACTATTATTATAAAAAGAATGCCAGGCAAAAAAATTTCTAAATTCGGTAGCAACTTATATACAAACAATACAAACGTTTTTGGTTCAATGGCAGGTGCTAATTCAACTGTAGGTGTAAGACCAAATGTTACAGGATTGGTTGGATATAATAAGGGACTAAATTTGGGTGCGTTGGCTAATAGTAGTTGTAGGCGTAATAGAAGTTATGAAGATAATAGACTTTGCGCTTTAGGTTTAGGAAAAAAAGCAACAATCTTATATGACCCAGTTCGTAATAAAAATATATTAGGTTAAATATTTATTGCCAAATTAGTATTATTAAAATATAAATAATACTAATTTAAATAACTTTTATTATACATTAATTAGTATTATTTATATTTTAATAATACTAATTTAAATAACTTTTATTATACATTAATTAGTATAATAACAATGCAATTATTTATAGATTTACGAGAACCCAAATCATTAGTAAGTTATATTATTTCTTTAAACGAAACTTCAAATACTAAAATTACAATTATTCAAAAAAATTTAGACATTGGTGATTACATTTTTTATGATGAGTTAAGCAGTAAAGAAATATTAATTATTGAGAGAAAATCTCTTGCTGATTTGGAAGCCTCTATTAAAGACGGACGCTATAATGAACAATCTTTTAGATTAAATGAAACAAACTTACACAATCATAATATAATTTATTTATTAGAAGGAGCAATAATTAAATATAACCCAAACTTTAGAAGTACTTTATACTCGTCATTGTTTTCACTCAATTATTATAAGGGGTTTTCAGTTATTAATGTTTTAAATCAAACAGAAACAGGGGATATATTAATGGCATTTGCTTCTAAGTTGTTGAGAGAAAACAAACCTGGATTTTATAGTGATTTAAGTAATAATAACGAAAACAATAACACAAATTACATTAGCACAGTTAAGACGACAAAAAAATCACATATAAATAGTGAAAACATATTTCAACTTATGTTGATGCAAATACCGGGTATTAGCAATGTTTCGGCATTAGCCTTATCAAATGAATTTAAAAATATGGAAAATTTATTAAACTCTCTTAAAAGCACTAATATTGAAAAATTAGAAAATATAAAATTGGCAAGCGGACGCAAATTAAATAAAAAAATAATTACTTCATTAAAAGAAAATTTAATTTAAAAAATAAGTATAAATTTATATTATAAATAATATAAAAAAACAATGGCACCAAAAGCAGTTTCACAAAACACATGGTTCAAAGAAATCTTCGGTTTTGAAGAAGTTAGAGGTGATTTTGATGGTAATAAAGCAAAATTTGAAATGGATGGCACTTCACTCAAATGCACTACAGCTCCACTAGAATATCAAAAGCAGCATGTTGGGCTTTTTGAATGCCTCTCTCTTAGCAAGTTACATGAGATGATTGCTGCAGATACTGCCGCCGCTGTGCCTCCATTGGCAAATATTGATACATTAACGTTTGCACACATTACTGCTCCGGCTGGTGTACAAGCACTACATAGAACCGAGGCAAATGAAGGAGCAGTTTTTCAGGTAGCTAGTCAGTTTAACTGCCTTGAGATGATTTCACGAACAACTACACCCAGTGATGGTATTACTATATACATTGACGATCCAACACAGGGTCCTGCGTGCGCTATGGCATGCCCGGCAGGCACCGTATATCGCAATTACTTCGTAAAACACGATACTACTGGTGTAAATATCAACGGTTTATTTGAAGGACAGGAAACTAATCAAATTAATAACTTGGCAGGAGTGGATACTATCCTCAATAACACCGCCAAAAAATACTGGCAAATGGAGAACGGATACGTGATACCTGATAGTTTAGGTTCAATTGAGAAACTCAAAAAGGATATTACTGCTCTTACTACAGAGCAAGTCACAGCGGTCGAAAATGAATTGCGCGTCGGCATACATTGGGCTACGTCAGTGGTACCATCAAACACATATGATGTTTGCCAAGTGTACGCATCCGCAGTGCCTTGTGCATACCCAAAAGGCCAACCACTACCTGATCACATGCCGCTTATTGATATATGGGAACCTTTTGCGTCCCTTGTGCTGCGCGCTGCGTATGAGGCAACTCTTGCTGTTGCAACTCACCTCTCTTTTTTACGCAGCGCCGGGAATACGACAGCGACGCGCGTTAAGTGCTATCTGACATTACTTGGTGGTGGAGCATTCGGCAATAAAGCGAAGTGGATACGTGACGCAATAAATTCGGCACTCAATAAGTTCTCGAAATATCCGCTGGATGTTATACTAGTTCACCACGGAACAACAATACATACGTTTTGGACTGACACTTTGCCAAAACGACCAGACACAACAACACTACCACCAGCGTCGGGACTACCACCACCAACTGATAAAGCAGAAGCAGCAGCAGCAGCAGCAGCAGCAGCAGCAACTAAAGCAGCAAAAGATAAAGCAGCAGCAGCAGCAACTAAAGCAGCAAAAGATAAAGCAGCAAAAGATAAAGCAGCAAAAGATAAAGCAGCAGCAGGTCCAGAAGCAACAGCATTAGGAACAAAAGCAACAACAGGAACAACAGCAGCATTAGAACCAACACTACTATTAGATACAACTAGAATACCAACTACCTTACTTTTGTTAGGTACTAGTTTAGTTAAATCACTATTAAATATACAAGCAAGTAAGCAAGTAGAATTAAAAGTGTCCGATTTAATAGAATTTAACTCTAATTTGAGCAATTTACCTTCTTTAAAAAATAAAGAAACAAAAAATAAACTGGGTGACATAGATAAAATTATTGATACTAATATAAATAAAAGCGAGGATTTACAAGTAGAATTAGCCAAATATAATATTGGTATAACAGGAAATAGTATTTATATTGACACACAAATATCATCAAATTCTACAAAAAAATTGCCAACTGTATCGCAAGAAGAGTTATTAAGAGGATTAGCCAAAATTAATAAATTACCTATTTTTCAAAACCCAGAAGATATAAAAAAAATATTATTGAAAATAGAAAGAGAACAAAGTGAAACAACTGTAAAACGGTTGCTTGAAGAAAATTTTAATATTACTATGACCGGCACCAAAGTTTCTATTGCTTTGATATAGTCAATAAAAAATATTTATAAATATATTTTAAGTAACTATAATAAAAATTAACTATAATAAAAATTAACTATAATAAAAATTAACTATAATAAAAATTAACTATAATAAAAATTAACTATAATAAAAATTAATTATAATATATTATTGATAACATTAATATATTATAATTATAATATGAATAAAACAAAATCTTTAAAATTTATTACTAATGAAACAAAAAAAAACACATTATTAGTAAATAAATATTCTAAAAAAATGTTTAATTTTTACAAACCAATTTTGAAAAAATTGGAAAAAGAATCAAAAATTGCACAATATATTAGTATAAAAAAAAATAGCCAAATGCGTAATTTTTTAACATATATATATTTACAATTTGGTATTTTTAATAAAATCATAAATACTTTAAATATACCAAACACAAGAGTGGTTGTTGTTGATATAAGTACAAAAATAAATGCAATAATTAGAGATCATTTAAATAATAGTAAATATATAGATAGTACCATAATAACTTATATTAAAAATAATATACCTAATTGTAAAATAATTAAATATGAAAATACAATTAATGCTAAAAAATTTATTTTTGAGTTTATTATTTATGATAAAATTAATATCAAGAATTTAGATAACATTGTAAAAAATATGTTGGTTTTTTTACAAATATTACTTAAAATATCTAACAATTTAAATAATGAAATAAATATTTGCGCAAAAGACGGAGTAAGTATTACTTTTTTTCTAACGCCTTTTTTAAAAAAATTAAACATTACTAATGCCAATACTAAAGAAATATTAGGTGCCACTAATGTGAATAGTGGTTTTGCGTATGTTTGTTTGACTAGTGGTTCAATATTTATTTATAGAAAGCAAGATTTTTTCAAAGTATTTATTCACGAATCACTTCATACGTATGGAATAGATAAAGCACTTCATGGAAATATTAATAAAAACGAAAACTATAATAAATTTTTAGACCTATTTGATTTTGCCAATAAAGATTATACAAATATGGGTATAAATGAATCTGTAACTGAATTTTGGACATCATTATTATATTTATGTGTAAATAGTTATCAAGAATCTAGGAATTTACGCAATTTTATTTATACTTTTGAGAGATTATACAAACTAGAATTAGTTCATGCTTTGTACCAAATAAGTAAAGTCCTTAAATATAATGATTTAACATATAGTAGTTTTATAAATAATTCAAATTCAAAATATAGAGAAACCACTCATATTTTTTCCTATTTTATAGTAAAAACATTAATGTTGCTAAATCACGAACATATTTTAAATTCTCAGTTGTTTGAGTTAAATAGTATTTCAAAATTAGACAATATTGAAAATAACTCGCCTATAAATATTAAATTAAAGTCTGATGACATAAGTATAAATAAGTTATTTGCCAATTTATATGATTATGCTAATGATCCATTAACTATTCAAATTATGAATATTATTGAACTAGAACATGAAAAACATTATAAAAAATATATACACAAATATAGAAATATTCAAACACAAAAACAAAGAATAAATTCAAACTTAAGAGTGCGTAAATTATTAACACAAAGAAACAAAACTGGTCATGAATTTGATATGGAAAATTATATATTAACTAATTTAAAAATGGTGGTTTATGATTATAATATATAATAGAAATATAAAAATAAAAAATAAACTAATAGTAATAATATGAATAATACCAATACCATAAATGTTGATACTATAAATGTTGTCGTCAATAAAAATAAAAAGAAGAAGAAGTGTAATGATGAATCATCATTACATAATAACAATAATAGTAACAATAATAATGTACTTGAATATTATTTTAATTTACCTATTAAAATCAAGAAAACATTTATTAAAATAGTTTCTGAAGATTTCAATATACCAAATTATAACGAATATAATAGTTTGTTAACAATAAATTACAGCGTTTCACAATTAAAGTTCATCGCAAAAAACTATAAGTTAAAAACTAGTGGAAATAAAGAATATTTAAAAAAACGTCTATATAATTATTTATATTTTAGTTATAATATAATTAATATTCAAAAAACAGTGCGTTGTTACCTTATAAAAAAATATATTAAAATACATGGTCCTGGTTTTCATAATAAAGCCATGTGTTCTAATGATGTTGATTTTTGTACTCTAGACAATTTAAGCACTATTCCATATAACCAATTTATTAGTTTTGAAGATGACAATACACACATATATGGTTTTGATGTATTATCTCTCTATAACTTGTTTATAAAAGTCACAAAAATTAACAATAACGAATTGAAGACTAGTAATAATTTATTAAATGTTCAAAATCCATTTACTAATATATTTTTTTCTTACAATGTTTTAAAACAATTATTAGAATTTATCAGATTAAGTAATTTATTAAAAATAAATATTAACTTGAATTACGACGATTTAGCAAATCTCTCACTAAATAAACAAACAGAGATGAAAATATTAACATTGTTTCAAAGAATAGATAGTTTAGGGAATTATACAAACATTAAATGGTTTTTAGATTTAGATAAATATGGTTTAATCAGATTTATAAGAGAACTAGTAGACATATGGAATTATAGAGCAAATTTAAGTCAAGAAATTAAAAGAGAGATTGTACCTCCTCGCGGAAATCCATTTTATGATGAAACCATGAATATTAATAATTTGCCTCAATATAATTTTACACAAATCAGAAAATATAGTATTGCTATTATTGATTTAATGGTAAATAAAGGAATCAATGAAAATTCTTGTTTATTGGGTAGTTATTACGTTCTATCTGCTTTAACAATGGTATCAAATGAAGCAGCAAATACTTTACCATGGTTATATGAAGCTGTTAGTCATTAAATAATTTAAAAAACTATAATTTTAAAAACTCGTTCAATTTTAACCCATTTTAGCATTTTAAAAATAAAATATATTTATAATATATATTTATTAATAAAACAACTTAAAAGAAATTTTTTATTATAGAGTATAAAAAAATGCCTCCACACAAGAAAAAATCTGAACAAACTACTCCAAGCGAAGTTGTCCCTGTTGAAGTTGTACCGGTTGTAGTTCCTTCTGAACCAACAAAGAAATCTAAATCACCAAAACAAGTCAGCGAACCAGTAGTCGAAGTAAAGACTGAGTCAAAACCAAAAGCAACAAAGGCTACAAAATCTAAAGTTCCGGAAATTGTTCAAACAGATGTTCCTGTTGTAGTTTCTGATATGGAAAATGTAGTAGTTGCTAGTGATGCCTGTGATTACTCTATTACAAATGGATTTACTGAATTCATTACCAAATTTCAAACAATGTTGGCTAGTTTCAACGCACTAAAGACTGAACTACGCAGTCTAGAAAAAATTACCGTAAAACAGCTAAAAGTTGCCGAAAAACTAAGCAACAAAAAACGTCGCAAGGGTAATCGTGCTCCAAGTGGTTTTGTTAAACCATCACTAATTAGCGATGAACTTGCCAAGTTTTTAGATAAACCTTGCGGAACAGAAATGGCGCGCACTGATGTAACACGTGAAATCAATAAATATATTCGCGCAAATAACCTTCAAGATAAGAGCAATGGGCGCAAAATTAACCCAGACAAGCAGTTAACTCAACTATTAAAAATTGAAGACACTGTAGATCTTACATATTTTAATCTTCAAAAATACATGGGACCCCATTTCCCAAAAGTAGTCAAAGTTGAACCAGTGGTTGCGGTTGCTTGAATATAATGAAAGAAAATACAAAAATACAAAAATACAAAATATATTATAATAATTTTAATATTTACTCTTAAATAAAGCAGTAAATATTAAAACGTTAGTATAAAAAAATTGAAAAGAAATATAAGTAGGTTTCTTTTTAAATCAAGTTAAAATGATGCTTAGCAATTTAATAAAGAATGGGTTTATATTTATGATGGTATTTGTTATAAAATACTATATGTTTATTACTATCAAATGTGTATTAGAGTATATGTTGCTACCCAATATAGTTCCATTAATTTGGTTTTTAGTTGCTCTTCCTACACCATATTGCGCAACAATGTTAATAGGACCGTTATTAAATTGAAATAAATGAAATAAATAAAATGAAATAAATAAAATGAAATAAATAATTTAATATAAAATTTGTAAGTAAAATTTTTTTTACATATTAATTGTGATAAATAAAAATAAAATAAAAATAAATAAAATAAAAATAAATAAAATAAAAATAAATAAAATAAAAAATTGATTTAAGAAAATAATTATATAATTATTAACATTGTATAAAACAATATGGCAACTATTGTATCCGGTGCTGCGTTCAATGCTTCTACTGATTATGTGTATACGAAGCCTAAATTAAATGCCAACAATGGCAAGTCTATTGGTATTCTCAATAAGCACAACATGAAATCACTATATATTAGCACACCACTTATGTTAACGTGGGGTGTTAATGAATGGTCGGATGACAAAACTGGAAAAAAAACATTTGATATGGCACTACAATTTCCTAGTCAAGAATATAATAATACAGAGTGTGCCGCATTTCTAAAGAATATGCAAGAACTTGAAACACGTATTAAAAATGACGTGATTGTTAATTGTAAAGAATGGTTAAACAAGCCTAAAATGAGTTCGGATGCTGTTGATGCGCTATGGAGTCCTATGCTAAAATACCCTAAAGATAAAGCATCAGATGAATTTGATTATTCGCGTGCTCCATCGTTAAAGGTTAAAATTAAGGATTGGGAAGGTGTTTTTAAGAATGTAGAATTATATAATGATGTAGGAACACTTGTGTTTCCTAATGATGATAATGCATCTATTACAGATTTTATTGTAAAGGGTTCAAATGTGGCAACAATTATTCAGTGCGGTGGAATTTGGGTAGCAAATGGGAAGTTTGGTGTTACTTGGAAACTATTTCAAGCAGTAGTAAAACCCCGAACTACGCTTAGTGGAAAGTGTCATATTGTATTATCAGAAAAAGATAAGGAAAAACTGTCTGTTCCTCTAGATGATGATACATGTGAAGAAATTGTACATAATGTAACACAGGTTCCAGATAGTGATGATGAAGAGGAACATACCAAAGTTAAAAAAGAAGTAGAAGTAGAACCAGATGTAGAAGCCGAAGTCGAAACAGAAGCACAAGCAAAACAAGTTCAAGTTGAAGACGCACCAAAAAAGAAACGTATTGTAAAGAAGAAGTCAGACGAATAAAACATAAAACATAAAACATAAAACATAAAACATAAAAACAGCATGTTGCCACAAGATAAAAAATTTATTTTTTTTATAAATTTTTTATTACAATTAACTATGTAATATTTATTACAAATAACTATGTAATATTTATTACAAATAACTATGTAATATTTATGATAAATAAATATGAAAAATAATATCGCTTTTATAACTGTTATCTAAAATATTATTAATATTTATTTTAGACAATCCTTGATTCTTAATACTGTAAATTTGATACTTAGCAAATGTTAAATCACTAATAATTATATCAAAAATATGATTTTCAATAGCAATGGTTATAGTAGCACTATTAGTATTTAATAAATCTATTATATTATTAAATGTATTATTATAAATGTAATGAATATTATTATCAATATCTATTGATATATTAGTATCCAATAATGGGTCTATCTTTATAATATTATTTTCAAAATTTAATTCATGATGCCATAAAGGAATATAAATAATATCATTGTTTATTGTTAATTTATAAATATCATTATTTAGTAAATTGGCAATATTAGGTGTTAAAATATAAATATTGTATTTAGACAATTTCTCTTGTACTATTGTTTTAATAATTGTTATAATATTATTGGAAATAATATTAGAAGGATTTGTGCTATTTTCATTATATTTTAACAAAAAAATATATAAATCTTCCAAAATAGTTATAGAAAAATTATCTAGTAAATTTACTAAAAAGGTTTGAATATGTTCATTAGCATATTGCTTAATATTATTTATATCCAAATTAATAGTATTGGTGCTGTGTGAATAATAATTTATTATAAAATTAACAAAATTTAAAATGTAGTAATTATAATCATTAGTATTTGTTTCATTAGTATTTGTTTCATTAGTATTTGTTTCATTAGTATTTGTTTCATTAGTATTTGTTTCATCATAATTACAATCCTCTTTATTTATAATTATTAGTTCTTTCAAAATATTGTATGCATGATTAATATTTTGAAAAAACAATGTACATTCTTCATTATTAATATTTTTATCTGGATGATACTTTAAGCATTGTATATGATAATGTTTCTTTAGTTCATTATAACTTATATTTTTTATATTATAAATAGTATAATTTGTAATATTTAAAATAGTGATTGCTTCACTTATTTTCATTTTTTTCATTTATTAATTCTATTAAATATAATGTAAAACTTTCTAAATGAAAAATAGGTCTATAATTATTGTTATAATTTTTAAAAAAAATTAAACTATTATAAATTAAATCACTTATTTTATTAGTAACTATTAATTCTTTTTGTATTAATGTTTTAATTATGTAATAAAAGCATTCATGACAATTTAAATGATATATTAGTATGTCATATAATAAAGTACGAATATTTTTTATGTTATAATTAGAATTAGTTATAAGTTCTATATATGTATCACATATAGATTTATAATGCTCAATATATTTTAAATTATTTGAAATATCTAAATAACTAAAAATATTTGAATTATTTACTTTATTTACAAGTTGTTTCAGTGAATCATCATTAGCATTGGAATTATTAGTAGATAAATATTTTAAATATTGCTTATTATTTTTATTACATAACCCATATATTGTTTTTTTATTTAATTTTGAAAAATATAAAACTCTACACATATTTATTATTTTAAACGGTATGAAACTTATACTTTCTGTTATTATAATATATTTTATAGTTAAAGAAGCAAATAACTCTTTTTGCATATAATTATACAGTAAATCTAACAAATCGTAATTAATTTTATCAAAATTACGAAAAACAATATAACCTTTCTTGTTTGCCGATGAAGCAATAGAATTATATATTATATTATATATATCATTCCAAGAAGATTTACTATTGTATATGAAATTTTCTAAATCTATTTCATAATGTATATCGCTAATTTTTATATAAAAGTCTGTTTTTACTAAATTAATATGTAATTTTTTCTCATATTTAAGATTACTTGGACTAAAATGTTGTAAAAGTTTTAAAACATTTTTATATTTAAAAGAACAAGAAGGTCCGTAAAAAATATAATTATTAAAATTATTTGCGTCATTATTATTTGCGTCATCATTTTTAACAGTTTTTATAATTTGTAATAATTCTTTATTAAAATTATAGTCACTATTTTCATTTATAATTTCAATATAATTTTTTTTTAAATTCATTATTTTGTAATGTTTAATATAAATTTATATACATTTTAAACTTATATTCATTTAGAATGAATATTATTAATATTTAAAAACTATTACCAATATTTATATTAGGTATATAATATGATTTGTGAAAGTTTAAAAACAATTGATTATGATGGTATAATAATTAATGAACCTATAAAAAATAGTGTTTTACAATACAATTATTTTTATAAATTAATATATTCTACACCTATTGCTGTATTTACTAGTATATTTGTAATATTTGAATTAAGTAATGTAATACTTGAAAATGACAAGGCTTTATTTAATAAAAATACAATGAACGATAACGTGTTTAATAAACTCAGTCAATTAGAAGAATACATATTAAATTTGATTAATAATTCAAAGACTAAACTATATAAATTTAAAGAATTATATGAAAACCAATATTTTAAATATTCATTGTATGATGATATTGATAAATTTAATAATTATAAATATGTTAATATGCTAGATGGAAAAAATAATAAGTTTATATTAAAAATATCTGGTATTTGGGAATCCAAAGAAAACATAGGATTAACATTTAAAATTATTATTACAAATAAATGTATTACTTTTATGTAATACTATTAACTAATAATTTCATCTGTTGAAAAAAATGCTAAATTAATATGCATCATTAATAAAAATATAGCATTTATGAAACATAATATATATGATGTACTTTTAAGCAGTTCGATTCTTTTTTTATATGTAGTGTCCGCACTACTATGATTAGCCGAAATAAAATAAAATAAATATCCACTTATAAAAAGTATTTGTAATAATACAAAACTGGATGACCAATTTACATAATTATTATACTCTTTAGTAACTTTATTACTGTTTATTCTAGTAAAAAACGAAAAATTTAAATACATTGTATAAATAACTATAAACAAAGTTGCTATAATAGGAAATGTATTCAGTAATATTTTTCCTATGTTAGTTTTATCATTAGAATCCATTTTGTGAGCATGATATATTCCCATAAATACCATAATACTTATACATATTGCTATTAAACCATACGCCCATATTGTAGATGATGCTGGACCCGCATTTCCTAATCTAGTAGGAGGTTCCTGCAAACCGAACTTAATAAAAACTCCTATACATGCTAAACTCATTACAATTAATAAATCCATATGTATATTATATGATAATCCAAAACCATGCTGCCCGTATGCTTTAACTTCCGCAGGAGTTTTAGTAGAACCATCATCACCAGAAGACTTGGTGGTACTAGTACCACTACTAATACCAGCACCAGATCTAACAGCGGAACCAAGACGAGAAACAGAACCAGTGCGAGGAGCACCAGAAGGAACACTAGGAGCACTAGAAGAAACACTAGGAGTACTAGGAGTACCACGATTAGGAGGAGTACCACGATTAGGAGGAGGACTACGATTAGGAGGAGAAGGAGGACCACGATTAGGAGGAGAAGGAGGACCACGATTAGGAGGCCTGGCAGGCCGCGTGTACCAAGGAGGCCTCGCTAATCTAGATGTATCTGCCCGCCGCGCCTGTAGCCACGCCTGTCTACTACCTGGGTCTGGAGGTCGCCTACGCATATCTAATTAATATACACAAATATTATTACTTAATACTAAAAATTTTATTATTTTATTATTTTATTATTTTATTATTTTATTATTTTATTATTTTATTATTTTTATGTTAAACAATAAGTATAAATTATATATTTTATAAATATAAGTATAAAATATATACAATGAACCATCATCATCCATTAATAAAGACAACTCACAATTTCGTTTTAGATAGAAAAGTATTATTTATTGACACTAATGATAGGGATGTTGAGCGATGGCCGAATGCTTCCGAATTTGAAATAAATTGTCCTCAAAATTACACTAATGTTGAATCATTACGACTATCAAGCATTATGTTGCCTAATTTTTTTTATAATATAAGCGAGCAATTGCGAACAAATAAAATGATTGTCGAGTATAGTGGCTCATCAACTATTATTACTTTAGACGATGGTTATTATAGTTACACTCAATTACAAGATGCTTTACAAACCAAAATTAGAGCAATACATAATGACTTTACTACTCTTTTTAGTGTTTCTTATAATCCAATTAATCGCAAATACACTTTTTTACATACTAAATCTAATGGAACAGCATTTACATTCAGATTTGATTTACCTATGAACTATGATTGTGCTAAAGACAACTATAAAACAGATGTATATGCTCAACATAGTAATTGGGGTTTAGGTTATATTTTAGGCTTTAATAAAATAAAATATGATTCTTCTAGTATTCCTCAAACAGGTGGTCATACTCATCAACAACTAATTGCTCCCAATCCAAGTGATTTAGAAGATAATAAATATATATATATTGAATTAGAAAAATACAATAAATGTGATGAAATCAAACCTTTTTTATATTATAATTATAATAATGCCAATTCAGGTATAGTAAATTCATCATTTGCTAAAATTCCTATTTATCCATTTCAAGATAATAAAGGTTTAGTAAATGATGGGTATTTTGAAAACATTAGTTATTATCAACCACCAATCGATAAAATAGCTAAAATTAAATTAAAGTTTAGATATCATAATGGTATGTTGGTTGATTTTCACAATTTTAATGTTTCTTTATCATTAGAAATTAATCAAATTCGCAATGAAATGAATAACTATGAAGTTAGAACACCCTATAAAAATTAGACCTATTATTAGATATTATTTTCTTTAATATAGCATGTTTCGCATAATGGAATATATTCAGCAGTTCCTATTAAAATTTGAAAATGACTATTAACACTGCGATGACTATAACACGATGCACCACTACATTTGGCACATTTCCCAGTCATCTTATATACATTTGTTGCTTTACTTAATAATTCCATCATTGTTCCAAATTTATCACGTTTGTAGTCTAAATCTAGACCACATAAAACAACATTTTTCCCTAATGTTTCATTTAAATATAAAACACTTGTATATAGTGAATCAAAAAACTGAGCTTCGTTTATAAAAATATAATCTGCGTTAGCAATTAGTTCTTTTGTTGCGTTATTTTTAATAAAATCGTCTAAATTTTTAATACTATAACAATCTATGGCTAATCCATCATGTGAAATAATTTTATTTTTACCATACCGCGTATCTAATTCATAATTAATAGCAATACATTTTTTATGTGTTCCTTGAATTTCTCTATAAATTTCAATTAATTTTGTAGTTTTACCAGAAAACATAGGTCCATAAATTAATGTAATACCTGAATATATATTATGACTTTGCATTTTATATGCGTTTATTATATAGTACAAACAACATTGTTTTTATATAATATTTCAATTTTTTATAAACAAAATAATAACATTTTATTTTTAAATAAAATAATAACATATTATATAAATGACAGATTGGAGCGATGATATTGATAAAGTGTTAGATAATATTAGAATAAATTGTGTATTATTAAGCAAACTACATAAAGAACGCTATTTTGAATTAAAATCATCTCTCAAATATTACAGGCTTCCTGTAATTATATTAAATGGTATAAATAGCATATTTGCTGTAGGTCTTCAACCATATATATATCAAGGAACAATTAGTTTAACAAATTCATTAATAGCATTAACGTGCGGTATTATCGGTTCTATTGAATTATACTTTGGAATACAAAAACGACTAGAAAATGATATGATAAGCCAACGGGATTATTACCT